CTTAGATAAGCTGCGTATTGGTTTCCACGGTACTTCGATTGCGGGTGAGAGTACTGACCCCAAAGCTAACCCTATGGGGCAAGACGTAAATAAGGGGTGGTTACAGCTAGCGAAAGAAAAGGCCCCAGCTCAAGTCCTCCCTGCTGCCAAGCTTGATTCAACAGGCGTAACTGTAGGGGCGTATAAAAACCTCGATTCGCTAGTGAATGATTTAATCAATACAACTATTCATGAGGTTCACCAAGGTGACCCTGATTTAGTCGTACTGATTGGCCGCAACTTAGTGGCTGCAGAGCAGCATCGCTTATTGGAATCAGCGGAAGTACCGACTGAGCATAAAGCAGCTCAAAGCTTAGCGAAGACCGTTGCAGGTAAAACGGTGTATACACCGCCATTTTTCCCACCAAATATGATTTGGGTAACGAACTTAACCAACCTGCAGATCCTGACTCAAAAGGGTACGCAGTGGCGTAAGTCTCGCAATGAAGAAGACCGTAAGCGCTTCGAAACGTCATATCTTCGCCAAGAAGGTTATGCCGTGGGCAACTACAACAAGTTTGCAGCTATCGAAGACGTAACTGTTGTTGAACCAGTACCAGCGTAAGGGTGAATCATGGCAAGTCCATTAGCTAAGTTACGCCAAGAAGCATTGGCAAAACAGCAAAAGAAATCGACACCTGAGAAGCAGTTTGTTGGAAACCCAAACAGTTTACACCTGCTTCTAGCTGAACTCGAAAGTGATTTGAAGGTGCTTAAAAACTTCAATCGAACGGATGAAAAGGTTAACCACAAGCGTGAAGTTTTGGTCCCTAAATACCGTGAAGCGATTGAAGCTTACCTTGCTGGTGACGAGCAGTTTGATAACCCGTTATTTACTCAAATGGTAATTTGGCTCTTCGATATCGAAGATCTAGAAACCGCCATTGAGTGGTGTGACATTGCTATCGAACATGGGTTAGATACTCCTGACCGATTCAAGCGAGACTTTGCCACATTCTGCGCTGATGAAGTGTTGGCTTGGTCGGAGCGTATGGCGGGTAAAGGCCAATCAATTGAACCGTATTTCTCCTTGGTGTTTGAGAAAGTGACCAACGAGTGGAGCATCAACGAAAAGCCCACGGCGAAATGGTTGAAGTTCGCAGGTTTGTATCTGCTTCGTAACGCTGAAGGTAAGCCTCATGCGGCCTCTGTCGGAGATGTGGCGACGTTACAGAAAGCGCGAACTCATCTTCAAAACGCGCATGAGCAATACAGTGCGATTGGTGTTAGCACCATGATCGATAACATCGACCAACGTATCCGAGCATTAGAGAGTGGCGACAACCTCTAATTAACAGATCCTAAGCCGTCGCGCCTCGGCTGACGAGGAAGAACAAGTGATTTATCACCCTGTTTATTCCGTCGAATCAGTGGCTAGAGGCGCACCTATTTAAAAGGGATTAAGCATGTTTACGGGTTCTTCAGATGCGCGTTATCAAGATACGGAAATCACTAATGACGGTTTCTGGCCCAACTTAAACGTCGGTGATTTTGAAAAGCGTAGAGGAATACCAGCAGCGCAAGATCCTGATCGCATCACGATTGCTTTAGTGAATGCAATGGCAGAAGTGAACAGAGCTCTTGCAAAATTAAAGACACAGTATCTAGAGCAAGGTTATGGGAGTGCAGCTGATGTACCAGTAACCCCCATTGTAAATGGGAAAAACCGCTTAGTGATTCAGTATGAATCTGCGGTTAATTCGAGGGCTAAAGCTGATCTACTTCCAGATATTGCAACGGTTCATACCAAAGATAAAGGTGACCACCTCGCTGATAGATCAACAGACACACGTGACGACCTAATGGCAGAAAGCCAACGAGTGATTAGAAATATGCTGGGTGTTTCTCGTTCGTCGGCTGCTTTGTTGTGAAAGGAACGGCGATGAATACTCAGTATCAAGCCGGTTACAAGTTACGAGACTTAAACGCATTTTTATCCAGTGTAGTGGGCGATAAGATAGCCAAGCGCATGGAATGTGAAATGGGCAAGGTGGAATTGAAACTGGAAACGAAGCACATGGGGCAAGGTTTCGACCTGCTTTATCAACGTTATGTTGCTGACTTTTACTTCGATAAGTTTCCTTTTAAAGAATATGACCCAGCGGTGTTGTTCGCGAATGTTGGAGCTTGGTTGATGGATAACGATTCAGGCCGTTTCCGCATTGAAGACCTAGACGACCCAGACGTCGACATAGTGCTAGAAGATGAGAGCAACGCCGAAGTGCTGATCTCAGTCATTTTTGAAGAACCTGTCAAAGTGAAGGCAGATCCAAGCGGACCAATCTATTGGAATGGTCAACGTTGGAAGATTGAAGAGTATGATATTTGGCAAGCGGAAAGACTATCAAATGTAGTTATTCGGAATGCTTGAGATACGGGCCGATAAGCGTAGCTACCTGCGAGTACAAGAGCAGTTCGAGCTACTAAAACTTAATAAAAAAGCCAGATCTAGAGTGCTGAAAGAGCTTGGCAAATACATCACCAAGACGACCAAAAAGAACATTCGAGCGCAGCGTGACCCAGACGGCACTCCTTGGGCGAAGCGTAAGAAAGGTCGAAAGAAAATGCTTAGGGGCTTTACCAAGCGGCTAAAGCATTTTCAAAAAGACAATAACCGGACTCTGGTTGTTGGTTGGCCATCAAGACGAGGTTCCGTTGCGTTGGCTCACCATACTGGTGAAGCAGAGCAAAGCGGACTGCAGCAGAGGTTCAAGCAGGCAAAGAAAGCCAAAGAGCCAAAGAAAACAGACCCGGCAACGAGAGAACAGGCGAAAGAGCTACGCGATTTAGGTTTTAGGCTACCGCCTCAAGGACGGCAGAAACGAGGCAAAAAGCCGACGTTAAAGTTTATTACTCAAAACATGACGGTGGCAGAGGTCGCCAAACTGATTAGCGACTTGGAAAACAAGCAGCCTGCTCGTAAGTGGGCAGTCGATAGAAAAGAACGCCGGTTGATAGGCATCAGCCCCAAACGGGCAGCAATGATTATCAAGCGCGAACTGAAACGAAACAGGAGCAACTAAACATGGCATGGCCTACCGTCATTATTAACATTCTAAACATGATGCGCGGACCTATTCCGGGCGTTGAATTTCACTTTCTGTTTGTTGTGTACGGCACCGTTTCGGGCTCTGAGCGCAACCTAATCATGGTAGACAACACCACAGATTTTGCTGATAGCACGTTCGATAACATAGACCCAGTGCACATGCTCACACTAAAAGCGGCCCAGTTAAACGGGAAACAAAACTGGACTGCAGGTGTAATCGTTTTAGACCCAGCAGACAGTTGGCAAGCCGCCGTTTTTAAAGCCAATGAAACATCGAGCTTCGAAGCTGTTGTGCTTGATAAACCCGATACTGGCACATCAACCCTAGAAGCCGCTGTAACTTGCCGGACTGAACTCAAAGCTAAGTTAGGTCGTGAGGTGCTCATGATCTGCACCTTACCGGGTATCAATGATGATTCGGTGTCAGGTGAAACGTGGGCGCAGTGGTTGGCAGCAACAGTCGCGGTACCAAAAAGCATCGCAAGTGAGTACATCACCGTTGTTCCTCAAGTCCACAAAGAAAACTCAACGGTAGGTATCTACGCAGGCCGCTTGGCAAACCAAGAAGTATCGATCGCAGATTCCCCGGCACGAGTAAAAACAGGCAGCGTACTGGGTAGCATGGCTCTGGCAACGGATAAAGACGGCAAGCCTTTGGAGCTGGCAACCCTTAAAGCACTGGAAGCGGCTCGAATTGCTGTTCCAATGTGGTACCCAGATTATCCAGGGCAGTATTGGACGACTGGCCGCACCTTAGATGTACCGGGTGGTGACTTTCAAGATGCTCGCCATATCCGCGTCGCGATGAAAGCCGCGCGTAAAGTTCGTGTACGTGCGATTGCTCGAATTGCTGACCGTGAATTCAACTCGACACCGGGCAGTGAAGCAAGTGCCAAGCTCTATTTCACTCAAGACCTGCGCGAAATGGCAGTGGTAAAGAAAATCGGAGACTACGAGTTTCCTGGTGAAATCAAACCGCCACAAGATGAAGACATCACTATCACTTGGGTTAACAGTGAAGAAGTGGAAATTTTGCTCGCGGTTACGCCTTATGAATGCCCAGTGAAAATTACCATCGGCATCATGCTCAACAAACGACTAGGAGAGTAATCAATGCATTCTCGTTATACAGGTCGAAGCTTCGACGTAAACATGCTGGGTGTTCTGGTTCACGTGGAATCAGCAACCGCCACCATCAATGATGAATCAGCCGTTGATAAAGAGCGCGGTATTCCAACGGGTTTTACTCACGGTGCAGTTGGCTGTGAAGTTGAATATGAGTTGGACTTGAACAACTTCCGTAAGTTACAGCAAAAGGCACGTGAAGCAGGTAGCTGGCGTGGCATCAAACCTCACGATTGCATGTTTTATGCGAATACGGGTGACGACGAAGACAAAGTAGAGCTATTCGGTGTGAAGCTACAGATTGCAGATTTGTTAAGCATTGACCCTAACAGCAGTGACAAGACCAAGCGCAAGCTGAAAGGCTTTGTGACAAGTCCGCTCTTTGTTCGCATCAATGGTATTTCATACCTAAGCAAAGACGACACTCGCGGTCTTCTTTAAGCCTAACTAGAGAGATAACGAATGCCGGATTTTATCGACCATGCCAGTAGTAATGAAGCCAAATTCACCGAAATGGCAATTGCAAGCCAACGTAAATGGTCAGTTCAAACAAGCGAGCAAGAAAGTGCGCAAGAGTGCCACGAGTGTGGCGATGAAATCCCAG